CTTAATATCTACCCCAGCGTTGATCTTAATCAACTTCCTAAGGTTTTCTATATCCGCGTCTGGATCACACGCGTTCATTGTTTATATTAAGTTAACAAAAAAGTGTAACGAATTATTTTATAGTAGAATAGCCTATATTATACAACCTAACCTTTTCCTCGTAGGACATACCAAAATCAAAAATATTAGTATCCCCCACATTTATTTCAAAAATCTTTGTATATTTACTGTATTCTATTCTATTTGTGAGAGATGAACGAATCAGAGATTCTACAAACTGTCTTGGATTGTTTATTTCTTCTTGATAAACTCTATCCATTTTCAGTTTTATGCATGTAACTTCATGTGGCTTCTTACCCAAAAATGGAGTCATTGGATATTGTTCTTGTGTTCCCCCATCTATATAGGTCTTTCCCTCGTACTTACCGCAAGCAAAAATCAGCGGTATCGCCATACTCATACAAACTGCGTCAATAACTTTCATATCGGGGTGAGTATCCTTAGAAAAGTACTCAGTTGATGATGAGTTCAGACAATACGCAGACACATAAATCTTCATCTCCAGTTCACTAAATGTGGGATCACACCCACACACTTCTACGAGTTTTTCACGAATAGGACCTAAATCAACAAAACCAAATTTGTTAAAGAATGAGCCTATGCGTAATTTAACAAAATCGGGGATATTCAGAGATAAAGACACTTCTAGTATTTCATCCACGGACATCCCCAGTGCCAAAAGTAACGCTAAAATTGAACCCGCAGATGATCCAGATATTTCCTTCACATCTATGAGTTTCGATTCAAGTGCTTTGAGAGACCCAATCAACGAATAGATACCCATTGATGCGGGACCCAAAACAAGGTACTTCATTCTCCTATTTAATAGAATTGAGGAAATTGACGACGCAAAAGCGCGAAGATCATAGCGAAAACAATCGCGTGGGTCAACACCGCGGGAATGCTCGTTTGTCCGGATCGGAGAAGACCGCCAGAACCTGGGGGAATAGTCAAGAGGAGACCTGGGCTGAGCGCCAAGAAGAGAGTGGTTGTGACGATCAAATCGGTCTTCGTCAAAACGAGACCCATCGCCTTCGCGATGAGACTGTACACGAGGAAGAACACGAGCGCATGGAACATAGTGGCCATTTGCGAGGTCTTTCCGTTTACGAACTTGAGAGAACGCCCGTCGGTGGTCAAGAGGACGCCTGGGCTGAGCGCCAAAAAAAGAGCGGCTGGAACGGCAACTTTTTGGGAGGTGATATCTGGGAGCATGGTTAATATATAGTTATATTATTTTGCTTAGTATGCTCTGCTGCAAACTTAACCCAATGATCAAATGTAGCGCCAGGCATGAATTCATCATAGAGACCTGTATCTTCCAAGTATTCTTGGATATGTCTCCAGATATACGACAAATTTGATTCATATGGAATCCAAACAAAGTCACAATCATCGTGATGATCATTGTAACAAAACTCAGCGAAATCGGAAAATGTACATTCCGTCATGAGTGTATGTTCAAGGAATGCGTCGTGAATAAGTTGTTCAACGCGTCTCCACAATTCCCATAGTTCATCTGAGTATTTGATTTGCCAATCTTCAACACTGAGATGAATGTCATCTTCAAATTCTTCTTCATCGCTTGGGAGAACATCATATCCCGTCGTAGCTTCGTAAACGTATTGACTCCAAACCATGGTTATTACTTATCTTCATTAGAGGGCTTTTCTTTTATCCCAGTTAACGAGATAGAAGTTGACTCCTTTACTTTAAGATTGTCCTGGATAGCATTAAGCGCCCCCTCGACCTTAACTTCATCACCACCAAAGAATTTGAGAAGTCCATCCTTTATAGCATCCTTATTCATACTGCCTTTACGCACTGATTTGCGTATACTAATTTTACCCTTTCTGAGGTTAATGGTATCAATACCCTGATCTATCATATGTCTCTTCACAGATTCTTTGAGACGTTTCTCTTCTTGATTAAGGATTTTGATATCAGATTTCGCTTCAGAAAGTTGCTTACTGAGTTCAACAAGCTTCGAAACACTTTCGGAGAGTTCGGTAGGTACTGACATTATTTACATAAAGCTAAGGTCTAATCTTTAAGTGAAATTAGCACAAATCACGCTGCATCTCGTCTGCAACTATGGTAGAGTTGTTCCACACGTAGCCATCCTTTGGGTTGGGTGGATCCGAACGGATTTGTTGGTTCGCATTTCTCAACGCGCCACCGACCGTTTCTGGGAAGCCAATTTGCTTGCGTGGTTCAAGGAAGTTTTGACCCTTGAGGATATCCTCTGGAGCAAACTGACCGAAGTCCTCCTGGGAAGCAACTTCACGTGGGAGAAGAGACGACGCGAGACCGGTACCCGCACGCATACCACAGCCAGCCTTCGCCGCTGGACCCGCCGCTGGACCCGCCGCTGGAGCAAAGTCAAACGCCGCATATTCAGTTTCGTCAATTGAGTAGTTAGATTTGCCGTTCATACTGAAGAGTACGAACACCAAAGCAGCGATGGCAAGCAACATCATGAGGTTCTGAGTGCGACCCTTCATTATCTTTTATATAAGATCAACAATTTTTTTATTCCCCATCTTCGTCATTAAATGCATATTCTTCTGGGTATACTTCGAGATTTGGTTCATCGAAAATTTTGACCTGAAAAATATTCCAAGCTGGACCAAAGGCCTTCTTCGCAAACCAGAGTCCCGCAAATTCGAGGATGATATTACAATTCTTACCCTGCTTGATCATTTCAATGTCGATGAGTTCTTGGTCACTGTTGAAAACTTTAGTGACCGCAATACAGTCGCCTGTGATTTGATCATTCACAATACTTGGTGTGTACGCAGTCCGAATGACATCGTCCGAAAGATTTTTACCGAACCACTCGGAACAATTTTCGCGCGCGGATTCGAGGTTGAGGTCATCAATGGCTTGAATCTTAGCCCTGTTGGAGTCGGTTTTCAAGTCGAATGAGATTTCACCGGATACTTCACTGACAGTCGCTTTGTTCAGCTGAACAAAGCACTTACGCTTTTCATCTGTAAGAGTCTTTACAAAATACAAACCATCATCACCTTTGACTGGAGCGTTGTACAACATTATATGTATGTTTTACGTTTCAATTCTTTAAACCAACAAATGGAATCTGTGCAGCTTTCTTTATGATACCGACTGGTACCCATTTGTCACGAATCGGTTTGTATCCGTATAGTAGTTTTGACATGTTCAGATAGTCGGGAAGTTTCATCGACTGCGTTGGCCTGTAGTTATATTCATTTTTGATATAGTTCTTTGATGTGTTCTTGATCCATTCTTGGGTTTTTAAATCAAAACGCTGTGCGCCATATGTCTTTGCAAAACCTTGAATATTTACATTTGGAATTGAAGTTTTCACACCGTACACAATCTGTTTAGATAATCGATCGGCCTGTGGTTTTGTAGTGTATTCGGCGTATTTATAAGGATTGATTTTACTTGCGAGTGATATATTCACACGTGTTGGTCTTGAGATCTTTCTGGAGACACTCTTTATCTTGTCGTGTGTACGTTCGTATATTGTGTTTATGTCATCAGTTGGTCTGATATTTGCACCCTTTGTGATCAGTTTTGATAACTTATACATGCGCTGTCTATCCTTTTCCCGTTTTTCAGGTCTAAGACCCAATTTTTGCATCAAATAAACGTCGTCGAGTAAAAAGCGCTTTCCGGCAACATATATACGCTTATCATGTATCATGGTGTTGGTGTTTTTGTTTTTGTAAACAACCCCAGCCTTTTTTGACTCCACAACTTCATACCCAAATTCATTTGGACGCATAAATGGTATGTCGAGGATACCCCCGAGAACGGTCGGTGTGATTCTTCCATCTTTAATCGAAAAATACCGCAAGTTCAAGTCAAGTGCAAATAGTTCAACATCAATGAAAATATCACCGCGCGTTGGCTCACTGCCACGCTGTGACTTCTTCTTTTTGATCAGAAGGTATCTTCTTGTGACGTATGGTCCACGCTCGGCGAAACCCAATCCTATGAACTTTCCAATCTTATTCGAATTAGAGAGACGTTGCTTAACTTTCATACCAATGTTCTTTGAAATTTCACCGAGTTTATCCCACAAGAGAAGCTTTATGGCTTGAAGTCTGCCAAAATATTTTGAATCACGGGGAATTCGAGGTAAAAACTTTGTATCGATATCACTCGTCACTAATCTATCTTTACGCTCTAGATGCATATTGAAAGCTTCACCACCAGATATCACAAGATCACCCATTAGTTTCAAATAGTCGGAGAGATCTCCAACACTTTTTAACACTATATCGCGAATTGTATCGGTGACGAGAGCGTACACAATCTTTTCAAAACTCTCATTCTTGTGAAGTCGGTGAACTCGCTTTCTGAAACCGGTCAAATTGTTATCTCGATAATACTTCTCGAGTACTGGATCGTTGAAGAATAAATTCTTCTTCAAAAATCTGTTGATCACAGCTTCTGAATAAATTTCAGTGTCCATTATTATATTGCTACATAATAATATGGTCTGTAACATTATCGATGAATGTAAATGTTATGCCTACAAAGGTGAAGGTAACCCAATGTCAAATCAATTCTGCGCCGCGAGAAGAGGTACACAGTTGAAACCTTGTCCAGCAGATTGTTGCGCGGGGGGGTGTCCTGGTCAAGTAAAGGGGATTACACCGAGACAACCTTATCGTATTGTGGGACGCCCAGTCCAAAGAGATGAAAGAATAGAAGATAACTTCAATGTTATGTTTATAGCATTGGTTGCTGTCACGATCTTGTTTCTAATTTATATTACTTAAAGATTAAGACGCAATACAAGGTATAAGATGTCTCTTGAAACTATCCAAGCTGAAATTGCCGCTCTCCGAGCTGACGTTAAGTCTCTCACCAAGCTCGTCCGTAAGGTCAAGAATACCCAAGAAGACCCAACCGGTGAAAAGGCGAAGGCTCGTGCGTCTAACAATGGGTTTAACCGTAAGCAAGAAGTAACGCCTAAGTTGCGTGAGTTCTTGGGTCTTCCCGAAGGTGAACTTGTCTCTCGCTCTGAGGTGACGAAGTTCATCAACAAGTACATCACCGAAAAGGGACTCAAGCACCCAGATAACGGTCGCCAACTTGTCCTCGACGATAAGCTCAAGGATTTGTTGCAACCACCAGCTGACGTTGTTGTTACCTACTTGAACCTCCAAAAGTACCTCAGCCCTCACTACGTGAAGAAGGCTTAAAAAAATAACACATTTTAACAATATGAACTTCAATCAACAAGATATTGAAAATCTCGTTGGAACAAAAATAAAGAATCTATCTTTGTACCAGAGAGCCTTCACCCATAAATCCGCACTCAAGGAATATGATCAATTCAATGAATCCTTTGAGACCCTCGAGTTTATGGGTGATTCCGTGTTAGGTTTTATCATTACCAAGTTCCTCTTTGATAGATATGAAGAGAGACAAGAAGGATTTCTCACCAAAGCTCGTACAAAACTCGTTCGCAGTGAAACACTTGCTGCTATAGCTCTCAAAATGGGTCTCAATAACATGGTTCTCATGGATGAGAAGGGCACCAGAAATGGGTGGAATAATAACCCAAAGATCTTGGAAGATGTTTTTGAAGCCCTCGTGGGTGCTATTTATATGGATCTGGGTCTCCTTCACGCAAAAGAGTTCGTTCTTAGAATCTACAATGACCCCAATTTCATTAATTTGAATGCCATCATGATTGATGATAACTTTAAGGATCATCTCATGAAGTACTGTCAAATTACGAATGTACCTTTACCAGAATACCGTGTTGTGGGTCATCATGAAGGTATTTTCTACATTGACGCCTACATAAATGGTCAATTTGGTGGGAGAGGACAGGCAAAGAGTAAAAAGCAAGCCGAACAATTGGCAGCTCGAGCATTCTTTGAACAACTTAAAAACTATCCGCAACAATAAATTAACATGCATCCCAATGTCAAAAGGCTGCTGGATTTGGAGTTCGATGAGCAGCGATCAGAGGCATGGTTAAAATTGCGCGGCAACATGTTGACAGCCTCAGATGCAGGTACGGCTATCGGTGTGAATAAGTACGAGACCCCAGATGACCTTCTTCGTAAGAAGTGTGGAATCGGCGAAAAATTCACTGGGAATATCTATACCGAATGGGGCACAAAAATGGAGCCGGTCGCAATCAAAATGTTTGAAGAAGAATATGGTGAGAAAGTCCACGATCTTGGGTTGATCCCGCACCCGGAATATCCATGGTTGGGTGGGTCACCCGATGGTCTTACAGAGAGCAACTGTTTAGTTGAGATTAAATGCCCGATGAGACGTGCAATTGTGCCTGGAGAAGTACCCATTTGGTACAATGCCCAGATCCAAGTTTGCATGCAAGTTATGAATGTAGAAAAATGTTTCTTTGTTCAGATGGCTCCTATAGAGATAACCTGGCCGAGAGAAGCCGTATTTGATGTTACTATTGTTCCCCGTGATGATGAATGGTTCAAGACTTATCTCCCAGTCATGGACGCTTTTTGGAAGAGGGTTCTCTACTTTAGAGAACACTTGGACGAGATTCCAATGCCAAAGGAGAAAATAAAGAGACCTCGTAAAATAAAAGAATTGCCACCGCCCGTGTGTGAAGTTCAAGCCATTTCTGATGAGGATGTGTATGTTGATGATTGAAGAGCCTCTTCGGCTTCTTCTTGTGTTTCATAGAACGTTACAATTCTACCATTACATCTAAGTAACCATCTGTCATCATGTTTAGTTATAGAATAAGTTTTTTATTTGGGTTTTACAAAGTTTTCTGGATCATTTTGATATCTTTCAAGAGCTTCTTGAGCTTCTTCGTTTGTATCGTATAATCCTAAATATTTACGCTTGTATTTAAGTTGCCATTTATTGTGAATTTTGGATATATTCCCAACATTTCTTTTAAATGATGGAAAGTTTTTTGGGTCTTTTAGATATTTTTCAACTGCCTCATGAGCCTCTTCTTGTGTATCGTAACTTCCTAAGGGTATTTGTTTATAACTAGCGGACCATTTACCATGAGATTTACGAACACTTCCAACTTTTTTTCTAGTTCTGTTATTAACGGGTGTAAAGTTATCTGGATCTTTTGTATATTCTTTTAGGACTTCCACGACTTCTTCTTCTGTCTGAAATCCGCCATATGATATACGAATCGTCTTACCTCCTTGTCTAACTTTTGGATAAAACAAGTTATATATTTTTGACACATAACCCATATACCCATCTTTCTCAATCTTTTGAGCATTTTTAACGTCTCGTATTCTATCCTTTACTTCTTGGGTGTATTCTCTTGTGAATTGACCACCGGTAGTACAATTATATCCATTTGGTGCGAGAGAATTTAACTCCTTTATCCAGTATATTTCTCTCTCATCAAGTTGTTCCTGTGAAATATTATCCTCAATGATTTCATATTTCATTTGGTCTTTGTATTTTTGTATAGCCCTACTTACTGTGGTACAACACGAAGATTCTTGTTTATGTTCTTGCATTCTTTTTTCAAAAGAGCGTATAGTCTGCCCCACATACACTTTACCTGAAGGACTTGTGATCTTGTAGATAATGCCTTTCTGACCCATAACTTCTCTAAGTTCCTCGTCCTTAACCTGGTACTTCTCAATAGTTGACTGCTTTGGCATCTTTCCAGTCTTCTTTATTTTGCGGAGAACTTCTTTACGAGCTTTGTTGTACAAGAAGGTGGGATCTTTTTTCTTGTGTTCGTACTTTTCGTTGTCCGTTTTACATCTCAATGTGTTTAGGCATCTCAAACCTTTGGCTTCCCA